GAGTTACATTACTTTGTACTAAATGTAACAATTTCTGAGGATCAGTAGTACCATAACCTACATTTAATATAGTCATTTTTATACTCCTTTATCTATATATTTAATAAAAAAAAATAGCATATTACAATTTACTTTTTAACTTATTTATTTCATTTTGTTGATTGTTTATAATATTAGACAATTCTTGTATAGATTTTGTTAATAAAGGTATCATAGAAATATAATCAATGCTATATAAATCCTTTCTATCACGTGGTATATTAACTATGTCCGGTATTATATCTTCCAAATCTTGTGCTATAAAACCATATTTAGTCTTACTATCATTTTCAGTATTGTAAGATACAGGAACTATATCATTAATTAAATGTAATATAGAATCTAATTGCTCAATATTATTTTTATAACGTTTGTCACTTGTTTGAAATAAATTATGACATTTTATATCACCATATACATTTAATTTATATTGACTATCACTTGTAGGTACAACACCTATACCAACATTTTCACCAGATAAAGATATAACCGATGATGATATTGGTGGTATATATGGCACTCCATCATTCCATATTTCTGATGCTGACCAGCTCGAAGATGGTTTTGGATAATTATCATTATATGATTCAGCAGATTTATTTAAATACAAATTTGCACCTGTACCATCTAATCTTGATTTCCAGTATATTGTATAATAAACATCATCGGTTGTAGAGGGTTCATCTTCATAAGAACCAGTTACATTTGTAATTGAATGTGAATATATACTTGATTCAGCTCCTAAATTATGTGATATCCAGCATGCTGAACCATCATTATCACCAGTACCATTAGCACCCGATACTTCTGTCCAATTGCCTATGCCAATTTTTCTATATAATTTTAAGCCCCACCATTTAGAATTTTGTAAATAATCCATGCCAATATGACATATCAAGTTTAATAATATTTTAGAAGTTGCATGTGAAGGTTTTACTCTAATTACAAAACCAGTTGTTATATTATTATCAACAGGTACCCAATCTGTTTGAATGTCACTCTTTGTGCAGGTATTAGTATAAGTAATATGTTTAGTTTGCAACATCATTCCTTGAGGAAATTCTTGTCTGAATGGAACACCATTAATATTAAATGCTGATGCATTAACTTCACCATTTACATCTATTGTATAATTAGGTTTTGTATTACCAATACCTAAATTACCATTACTTGTAAGAACCATTCTTTCAAGATTACTTGTAAAGAATTTAAGTTCATCATTATTATCACCTGGATTATTTTCAGCACTAATATATGTATCACCATTAACATCTTTAACTCCACCAAGAGAACCCCATGAATCACCTGGTCCATAACCTTCAAACACATCATTATCAGTATTATAACGTATAACACCTTTTTTAAGTATTGTTTGATCGGGTCGTTTACTTGTTCCACCAGCGGGTATTAAAATACCGTCCTCAGTATTTATATGAATAGTAAATTCAGGAGAATATGTATTAATACCAATTTTTCCATCTACAAATATATTACCATCTGATCTAAAATTACCAAATAAATCTAATTTATATTCAGGTTCTGTATTACCAATACCAACATAATCTTGATCATATAATGTAATTATATTAGAATCGCTGGATGGAATATAAGGAGTACCAAGTTGCCAAATTTCTTGTGCTACCCAAGATGATGATAGAACTGGTGTATTAGCACCATTATATTTTGCAGGTCTATTTAAATATAATTCGCCATCGCCAGTTAAATTATTGTTGTCATCACCTAATCTCGATTTCCATTTTACAGTATAATATACATCATTGCGTGTATCGGGACTATCACAAAAATTTCCTGAGATATTTGCTACAAAATTTTCATAAGATGATAAACTTGTACCTAAATTATGAGATAGCCAACAAGCTGTTGAACCTCCTACATCTAATGTATCGCCATTATCACCTAACATACTATTATAGTTACCATTAGCAGTTTTGACTTCTGTCCAATCACCTGTGCCAATTTTTCTATATAATTTGAGACCCCACCATCTTGAATCAGAAGTACTATCAAAACCAATATGACATGTTAAATTTAATAAAATTTTAGATTTTCTATGTGTTGGTTTAATTTTAATTATAAAACCGGTATCTAAATTATTATCTATGAAACGCCAACCATTATCAGGAACATTATTTTGAGCATTATTTTGACTCATAAAACGTGTATTTGTATAATTTTCTGTTAATGTTTGAACATTCATATTTTGGGAAATAATTCCCATGCTACCACCACCTCCACCACCAGAGAATATTTTTCCATCTTTATATATATCACCATTGATAATATTTAAACTACCATTTATATTGACTTTAAATTCATCATCATCATTTTGTGGTTCATATTTATGAGGTTTAATTCCAATACCTATATTACCTGATTTTCCATCAACAATAAATCTATCATTAATAATATTATTACTACCACTGGCAATAGAAAATAGTTCATTACTATTTGATATTTTCCATCCATATGTATCTTCATTTTTATCAAAATCATTATTTGAACCATTTATAAGTTCGATTGATGATACAGCATCAATATTATTTCTAGGATCTTGTATTGAAAGTGAAGAGTTTTCACTATAAATTGTTAAGTTTTTATCAGGTGCTGTTGTACCAATACCAACAAGACCATTGCTTGTAATAACCATTCTTTCAAAATTACTTGTAATGAATTTAAGTTCATCATTATCATCACCTGAGGAGTTTTCAGAACTAATATAAGTATCACCATCAACATCTTTAATACCACCAAGAGCACCCCATGTATTACCAGTACCAAAACCTTCAAATCGGTCTAAATCAGTATTATAACGTATATAGCCCTTGTGTGAACTTAAATCTCCACTGAACCCATTTGTTGGTCTTTGTCCACTTGTACCAACAGGTATTTTAATACTATCTGTTCTATTAATTTCCAATGATACATTTGGATTATCTATGTTAATACCTACATTACCATTATGTAATATAGTAAAAACTTCATCTTTATCATTTAATATATTCACAATATCATAATTAGCTATTTGTTTAACTTTAAAAGCTACATCTGTTCCATTATTTACAATATCTAATTGTTCTGTTGCATATACATCTGTATGCAATGTTGTTGTATCACCTAATACAATTAAGTTGCTATTAATAACCAAATCACCATTCACACATAAATCATAATCATATTTATTATTAACAATAAATCTGTTTATAGAATGAGCTTCTTCTGAAATGAAATCAGTTTCCAAATTACTAATTTTATTTGATAATACGTTACTTGAATCCAATATGTAATTGCATGTGTCACTTATTATATCTCTACCTTCAACTCTTAGTATACCATTTGATGTATCAATATCACCATATAAATCTATTTTATATTGCGGTACTTCATTTAGACGTTTATGTAATACCATAACATCATTTCTACTAATACCATCATTCGAGATATCTTGTACATTGAAAAATTTAAAGTCATCATAAGAACTACTTGAATATGCATGTATTTCTACACCATTAGAACCATATGAATTAAAATGAATATTACTTGAATTTACTTGATATTCCTTATAATAATCTTTATTAAGTATATCTATTAAATCATTACCATTAGCATCATAAATTTTACCATCAAATTTAATATCACCTTCCATTTCAAGACCACCTTTTATAAATGTATTACCATCAGCATCAATTTTAAGAGGAACCCAATTATTTTTACCATTGTCACTATATTTAATTTCTAATATTCCATCATAACTATATATTTCATGACCTGTTATTTTATCTGAACCATCAACTTCATTTAAAAGTGTAATGTGAGGTTTAAAACTATTGTAATTATAATTTTTAATTTGAATAGTATAATCATCATTTTGAGTATCTGATAATCTATTGAAGTATTCTTCAAAATATATTTTGTTTGTAAAATTATTACCATATATTTCAAAATTATCTTCAATTAAATTACAACTATCAGTAGTTTTAATATAAATCATATCTCTTGAAATATTATTAATATTGTTGTTAACAACAGAATTACTAGATGTAATATATAAATTGCTACTACCATCTTCAAATATAATATTACATGAATATTCTAATCTATTATCTAGATTTGATAAATTCTTAAAGGATTCTGGTAAAATATTTGAAGTTTTATAAATAATTGTATTATCACGTTCAACAAAAAAATTACCTGTTATATCATTAAAGTTAGAGTTAATTCTTACAATATTTGACGTTGTTGTTTTTAAAAATATATTACTGTAAATACCATTGTCATCTAATTGTTTTATATAAATTTCAGTATTTATATTGCAACTATGAGGTTCTTCTGAATAAAAAGGCGTTATATCTGTTGTGATTTTATTATTAATATACATCATATTGCTTGTTCCATCAATAAATTCAGAATTAAATTCATAATCAGTATTATAAGAAATATTTAAATTTTCAGGTAATAATATAACGTTAGTATAATTATATGTAAAATTATAGTTAGATGCGATATTATCTTTTAAATTTAAATTACATGAAAATATTATATTTATATTTTCAATATTACTTGTTAAATCATCTGCCTTTATTGTGTTTTTTTCAAATGATAAAACAGGATTTAAAAAAATATTACAAGTAAGTAAATCATTATTAAATGTAAGTTCACAATTAGTAGTAGTACTGTCAAAATTTTCTATTATTGTTCTAGTTTCATTATTATTAAAATCAACATTTAAATTTGATACATTATATTCAATTACTAAATTAGAATGAAATGTTTTATAGTTAATATTTTTTTCAAGAATTACAGATGATTTTAAAATGAAGTTTGGATCTGATTTATTAGCATCAGAAATAGAATTAGAATTATTATCAATATCAGGTAAATTATTTACATAATAATTATAAGTTACAATATATTCATTTTCATCATTATTCCAATTTGATGATGTGTTAAATGTTAAATTTTCATGTGATATATCTACATCACCAAAAACAAAATTGGATGTATATCTACTTGTAATAGCCATTGCTGATGTATCATAGTCAGTTTTGATAACAAAAGATTCTTCTAAATTTTCCTCATTAAAACCAAATCGCGCGCCTTTTCTAATATTATTACCATCAATCGCATCAATAATAAAAACATTAGAAGGTTCATTGAAATTATTTTTATTTGTTATATCAACACCAATACTAAATTTATAATTATTGTCAAAACTTGGACCTGATAAAGTATGATATATGTTGCAAGTATTACCTGTGTATAAAAGATTAATAGCGGGAGCATAGCTACTATTTGTTACTTGAATACCATATTTATTATTATCATCTATATGAAAAGTAACATTACTATTATCATCAATACTATCACCAATGCCAATATGAGTTGATGAACTTAATATATTACCAGATTCATCAATATTATTTTTGAAATTATAAAACTTTTTATAAAGATTATCGTGAAAAAAACTCATATCAAAATTAGTATTACTGTCATCATCACAAGATAAGTTAAATTTAATTATATTTTTAATATTACTTACTTTATCTTCATCATCATCAACATACTTCAAATTACTATTATAAATTGCTAATTCTAAACTTGAAGAACAATTTGATGTATTATCAGCGTATGTTATAAATTTAGTTACTGGAAAATTAGAATTATCTTGTTTAACTATCAATGGAATTGCTATTTTTTCTAATGAGTCAATAATTACACTTTTATTTGGAGTATAAAGTATATTTAATCCAGTATATCTGATATCATTATTTAAACTAGGTAATCCAGGATCATAATGAAGACCAGGATTTTGTGTAGATGTAGTTACATCAGTCTTTATATATTGTGTTAAATGTGTCAATTTATCAAATTCTGATAATCTAAAATTATAATTACTACCATATTTATCAATAATATTGATATTACCATGAACTTCTAAATCACCATAAATTGACATAGCTGAATCATTATCTTCGTATGAAACTTTGTTTTTATTAACATCAATGTGATAATTAGAATTAGTAGAATTATAATAAAATGACATACCATATGTTTTTGGTTTAGTATCCTTATCAATATAGCCGATTTGCAATGGGCCTATACGTTGAACATTACGCGAATCTACATCATTAAAAGTATGATTTTTATAAATAAACCATCTTTCATTATTTCTATCACCTCCGAGATTTCTATCATATTCACAAATATCTATACCACTATAATCAGCATTATTTTTTGAACCACCACCTCTTACACCACGATATATTCTTATAACAGAATAATTATAATCTTCTGTTGTTAAATTTCTAATTTGTAATGGTACAGATACATCTTCTCCTTTCCACCCAATAGATATTTTTTTATTTGTATAAAAACCATCAGTATCATTTGCAATTTGCAAAGTTTCAATAATTTTATCATTTTGATAATAGTAATCTGTATTTATGCCCCGTTTTACATTTAAACCTTTCATACTTGATGCGTGTGATGTTAGATTGTTGTAATTAATGCAAAATTTATCAGTTTGCGAATCATAAATATTGAAAAAGTTTTTAGATTGATAAATAAAACTGCTTGTTCTATGCATTTCATTACCATCATTTAAATAGTAATCACGAGCTGCAACATTTCCTTCAACATCTAATTCATAACCTACTTTCGGAGTATATTTATTAATACCTACTCTTTTATTGTTTATAGACATAGTTGGTGGAACATTTTTAATATTTGGTGAATTATTATTGTTAGTTAATTCTGACATATTAGTTTCAGGATAAAAATAAATATTATTTCTTTTTCCTGTAACTTTATTTGTATTTAAAATTAAACTATTATCAATATTATTTAATCTAGATAATCTGCCTATATTAGCATAATATTCATTGCTTTGAACAGTATTTTTTAATGTAATATCAAAGGTATTACTTGTTGTATCATCATCTTTTATTATATTTAGTACTCCATCAAAACCTCCTGTATCTGTTAATCCTAATGCCAATTTATTAGGATAACTTACATTACTATTTGCATCAAGGGTAGCAATATTTTTAGGATAATACATAAATAACCAATTGCTACCATCATCACCTATAATATATTCCCCGGTTGTTGGGTCATCAATGTCAATTGGTATTATTTTACGATTACCAATATATATATCATTGGCGACCTTTAATTTATTAATATTAATACTTTCCGAATTAGTAAAATTAACATCATTATCAAAATGTACTACACCAGTAAAGTTAGCGACATTATTTACAATTAACGATTCAGTTTGAATCCGATTATCAACATTAACATCAGTATTAACTTGTAATTTATTTGTAGTTAATAAGTCATTTACACCAATATTACTGAAATTATATGAATTTCCTAAAAAATTTCCTTCTGATATTTGTGTTGTATTTATAACACTTATTCCAGAAGATCTCACATATATATCATCAAGTGATTTATATCCAAGAGTTTCATAATCTAACATTAATATTTCTTTGAAACAAGAAAGACCATTTACTTCAAGTTTTACTTCTTCATTAATAACATTTTCAAAATTTATTACACCTTTTTTTAAGGTTGTTCTTGTAAAGTCTCGGGTGCTTGTTCTATTAATACCGATACCTACATTATTATTTTCATCAATAGCTAATGCTGGATATTGATTGTTATTTGTATATATTGGTATAGCATTTGAACCATATCCATATAGTTTATCGATATCTGATGAAGATTTACTAATATGAAATTCTAATGGTGTTCCCCGAGTTGTTGATATAATAGCAGGAGATATATTTGAACCACCAATAATACCAATAGAAAATTTAGTAGGTTCTTTTTCTTCATTATTTGTATCATTTCTTATAGCAATGTGCATACTATTAAATTTATTATTAGCCGTAGATACAATATTAAGAGGGTGTGTATTTTTATATGTATCAACATGACCACCCAATGTAACAAAATTAGGAGTAAACACATTGTTAATGTTATAATTATGATTATAAACATCATAATAACTAGTACTTTCACCTGCTTGAAAAGGTTGATTGGCGGAAAGTTCATTAGCATTAATAATAAACTCTCTAATTAAACTACTTGTTAGTGGATCTTCCAAAGTAATATTATTGAGTTCTAAACCTCTCGCTTTAACAACACCAGTACAATAAATGTTTTTATCTACAAATAATGAAGTATTAGAATTTAAATATTGATTAGCACTATTTCTTGATGTATTAACAGCGACACCATTATTATTAACTAATAAGCTCCATTTGGTATTTGATTGATTATCTTCTTCCGGAAAATATGTTTTTTCACCGACTACAAGATACTCGCTTGTGTCTAAATCTAGATCTTCCAAGTTGATAGCATTACCATCTGTATCAAGTTGTAATCCAATTCCAACAGAATCGAGTTGTATTATCGGTTCTATACCTTCATTACCAATAAAACTCATTTATTATGTTATTCTATTTAAAAGAAATATACTATTAATATTTATATATATATCTTTATGTATAAAGAAAAAATGATATATACATATAGCTTATTTTTTAGTATATAATGAAGAGAATTGACAATATTCATAATAAAACAAAGGAAATTGATAGCGAAAGTCTTCCTTATAATAATAAAAATATACTATTACAAAAGGAAAATCTAATAAAACTATTTGATGATAATGGATTAAAGGATTTAAAATTTAAGAATATTAATTTATATCGTGTTGCTTTTGTTCATAAATCATATTGTACTATGAAAAATATAGATTTCAATAAAAGCAATATTAATTGTCCGAATGATTGCTTACCTTTACAAGATATATCATATGAAAGACTTGAATTTCTCGGTGATTCTTTACTTGGCATGATTGTTGCTAATTATTTATATAGTAGATTTCCTGATCAAAATGAGGGTTTTTTATCTAAAATTAGAACTAAAATTGTCAATGGTAAAATGCTGGGATATCTATCGGATAAAATTGGATTTCCAAAGTTTGCAATAATATCTAAACAAGTTGAAGAATCAAATGGAAGAAACAATTATAAAATTATGGAAGATATATTTGAAGCATTTATTGGTGCACTATACTTAGATTTTCAAACAGATGATGATGATGTAGTATTACCAAAACATATTAATATATTGCCAACGACAGGTGCTGGATATTATATTGTAGAATCATGGATAATTTTTATAATAGAAAACTATTTAGATTTCAGTGAATTAATAAGAATTAAAAATAATTATAAAGATATGCTTGTTTCACATATGCAGCATTATTTGCAAGATATTCCTCAGTTTAAAGAACTAAGTGTTGTGACGCGTGATAATTATAAAATATTTACATATTGTGTTAAGGATAGAAATGGTACGACTATATCAACATCAACAGGAAAAAGTAAAAAAGAAGCAGAAAATAATGCTGCGTTAGAAGCATTGAAATATTATAATATAAATGTAAATGAATATAATGCGAATATATAAGTAATTATAATTATATAATTTTAATTATGAAAATAACACATTTAGCACTTTCTGGCGGAGGTATGAGAGGTGTAATTTTTGTAGGAGCTCTAAGATATTTATATATTGAAAATTTGCATAAAGATATAACACATATAGCTGGAACTTCTATTGGTTCTATTGTTGGTTTAGCATTGGCATTAAAACTTAATATTGATGAAATGGAAGACATTATAATAAAAGGCAATCAAGATGCAAAATTATGTAATATTCCTTATAAAAATTGTATTAAAATAGTTACTGAATGTGGTTTGTCGGATGTACATATTTTTTCTAATTATTTAAAAGAATTTGTTAAAATAAAATATCCCGATATTGAAGAAAATATTACTTTTTCTTATTTAGCAAAATGTTTTGGTATAAATTTTTATGTATCTGCGACAAATATTTATACTTGCAAAAATAAAATATTTAGCCTAGAAACAACACCGGATGTATGCGTTTTTAAAGCTTGCTCAGCATCTATGGCAATACCTATATTATTTAAACCAATAAAAATAAATGATGATTATTATTATGATGGTGGATTTACAAATAATTTCCCTATTAATATTTTTGATAATGTTCCATATGATAATATTTTAGGAATGATATTATATAAATCTTATTATGATAAGGAAATTCCCGATGATCAATTACCTCGTCCAAAAATAAGTTTCATGTTTTTATCTAAACAGATTATACATTTGTATGAAAAAATTAGAACACGTTCTGTATTGGGGGAATTAATAGATGTTGATAAAGCAGAATATTATTATATTCCGAATAATATTCCAGATATTCCAATGATGAATATAGAAATAAATAAAAAAGGATTAAGATTAAAATTACCTGAAGAATTATTTAATAGCATGATATATGCTGGATATAAAAGTATGTCTGAATATATTATTGAAAGGAAAAAAAAATACATAGAAAAAAATAAAAAAAGATACGAAATCATAAATGTAGACTATCATTAATTAAAAATGGTTTATTATTAATTATTTTTCCAATTGGTTTATATTTTGTAAAAATATTATTTGGTGCTTTTGTTAAATAGGGTATTATTAATTCATTTATTAAATCTTTTAAATTTTTATTTCTTTTTAATCTATTTGAAACCAAAGTTTTATTAATTGTTATTAACTTATTTTGTAAGTAATTTGTGAAATATGAAACGTTATCAGACGGATATTTAGCAAAATAAGACCATGATTTAGGTAATATTTCTTTATTAGCAAAAGCATATATAATTCTTACATAATCTTCCAATATTTTTGATGTTATTTTATTATCACGTTCGATTGTTTTAGCAAATCCAAAATCAAATATCATCATGTTATATTTGCAACTTTTTAAATAAAAATCATTACCATTTATATTATAATGATAATATCCTTCTTCTGGATTTCTTTGATATAAAAAATTGCCATAATGACAATCACCATGAGTATATCCAGTACATTGAAATGTCATAATTGATAACATAACTTGAATAAATACATTATATACTAACATATCATCACTTACATATGTTTTTAACTTACACAACTGCTTTAAATCACCATGTGCCAATTCATTTAGATTTACATAATAATTTAAATTACTTATAATTGGTGGAACATCACTGGATATATTGTTGCATAAAAAAGTTCTATATGTAAAAACAAAGTGTTTAGATAATTTTAATTTAAGTATATTTTTAGTAATATGTTCATTTAAACATTTTTCAATACTATTTGATGTATTTACTTTCATTAATTTTGTTGCAATAGGATATTTACCAATTGCATCTTTAATTGATGTTATAAATATAGAACCATATACACTATCAGAACCAATTTGTTTTTCTAAATTTACAATATCATCAATAGTATATCCATTATATACTTTTGTGTTTTTATAGAAATTTTTTTTTTGCAAACAAGAAATTTCTTTTATTTTTGATATTTTACTATATATATATTTAAAATATTTAGCACGATTTTCAATGCAATATTTGTTATTAACATATGACTTTAAAAATGCTTTTACATTTCTATTACTATGAGAAACTGAACCTGATAAATTAGCATTACTTGATACTTTGCTTAATTTGCTTGATGATATTTTATTAGATATTTTAGATAGAGATAATGTATTTTTTGCGTAAGCATTTCCTTCTTGGAAATAGAAACTTTTATGATATTCGCATTTTATATTAGAACATTTAGTCATAATTCTACTATTATATAATAAATATATATTTATTATAATAGATTTATAATATGGATCCATATGTTTTTATATTGGATTTAGATGGAACAATTATTGGAGATTGTAGCTATCAATGTGATTTATATAATTTACAAAATATACTAAAAAAAAATATTAAAAACTTTAATAAAGCAACATCATCATCATTTAATAAAAATAAAATAGATTGTGAAAAAAAATTAAATGAAAGTTATAGTAAAGAATCGTTATTAATAAGACCTTATTTTACTAAATTTATGTATGCTATAAAAAAATTCTATTCCAGTTCATTTATATTTGTTTATACAGCATCAGAAAAAACATGGGCTAATAAAGAAATAGCAATTATTGAAAAGCAAAATAATATTAAGTTTAATCGCCCTATTTTTACACGCGATAATTGCGTTGTTGATAAAAATGGTATGATCAAAAAATCTGTAAATAAAATTATACCCCAATTATTGAAAACCATGAAAGTTAAAAAGGATTATGATATTTCTAAGAAATTATTAATTATTGATAATAATCCTACGTTTGTAGATTTTAAAGATAATTTTTTACTTTGTCCAACATATAATTATATTCAATTCAGTAATTTATGGGAAGATTTATCTAATAAAGAATATTTTAAATGTAAAGAATTAAAAAACTTTGTAATGAAAATGGTAGTGCAAAAAAAAATGCATAATATTAAACAAACTACAAAACCAAAAAAACAAGAAAAGCTTTATAAATGGCTTTATAAAAAGCACAGAAATATTAATAAATATAATTGTAGTTATGCAAATGATACATTTTGGAGAGATATTACATTATTAATAAGAAATCATAATATCAAAGAATATAACAAAAAGATAATTATGTCAATGCAAAAAAGTATAAAGAATTAGTATTATTTCTAATTAAATGATATATATAAGTTTTGATATAGGTGTTAAAAATTTGGCATTATGTATACTGAGAAAAACAAATAAGATAGAAGTTCTTGATTGGCGCATAATTGCTCTGGCTGATAGTAAAAAAGAGTTAAAAAGTATAGATGATATTTCTGAACGTGTTTATTATGAAATGGATAATATTGTAGGATTTTTAAAAGAACAAGATATTAATACAATTGATTATGTACTTATTGAAAATCAGCCTTCTAATTTAAATGGTATTATGAAAACGATACAGCATATTATTTATAATTATTTTAGTTTAATAAAACATTGGGATAAAGAAGTAGAAAATGTAGTATTGGTTAATGCTTCTTTAAAATCAAAAACACATAATTATGTATCAGAAATAAAACCCGAAGAAAATGCAGGTAACAAAAATGCTAAAAATTTCAGAAGAAGTAAATATTTATATAATAAAAAGCTAAGTATTGATATTTGCCAAAATTATATTAAGGATAATCAGAGATTACTTGATATTTTCGCAAATAATAATAAAAAAGATGATTTAAGTGACTCGTGTTTACAAGCAGTATCATATATTAGAACAAATATTAAAAATGAGTTATTAGATAATTATAATGTATTATATTAAAATGAATATATTACTAATATCAATGTATAGCAATAAGTGGAACTGGAAAAAGCAACATAATTTATATAGAATGGCTATTGGCAAAAATGCAAAATTAATTATAAAAAGATATTATGATAAAACTGGTATTAAAAAGGTTTTAGATAGTGGGAAAATAAATGGAATAATAATAAGTGGTTCTGATTATTTTATTCTTAAAAAAGGTTCTCCATCAGTACCCAATTTTGTATTTAAATATAAAATACCTATATTAGCAATATGCTATGGATTACAATTTTTAGCTGCTAAAAAAAATATAAATAGCTTTAAAAATGGTATGAAAACTTATACTAAAAATATAAAAATATCTGTTCCTTTTAATGTGAAAACTTTGACATACACATACATTCATCAAGATTATTTAGTTGGTATTGGAAAAAAATATAAGGTAATAAAAAAAATGAAAAATAAAATAGTTATAGTATATAATAAATCGGATAAAATTTTTGGTATTCAGTTTCATCCAGAATATATTACAAAAACAGGTAGAATATTTTTTAAGAACTGGTTTAATTTTATAAAAAATAGTGCGTAATCTAGTATATATATAAATTATTGTAAATATATAAACATTTAGAACTCAAATAATATATAATATGTCTTTAATATCAAATTTAAATAATAAAGCTGATGATTTAATAGAATTAAATAAAGATAGTTTCAAAAATAATTCTTTTAATTTTAACATACCTAAAAACAATGGTATGAATAAAGGTGGTTTTATAGACGATGATCTATTTAACAAAACAAAAATTAGTAACGATGTTATATCTATGTCTTCGCACTCTTCACGAGCTAGCAGTTCTGCTGGCTATAGTAATTATGATAAAGCTAAATATATAAAAAACATGAAAAATATATATAAAAATAAAAAGTTAAATCGCGATGACGATATGGATAGTACATCTGTTAGTGATGTCAGTAGTGTAAGTGGTCGTAGTAATGTTAGTGGAAGCAGTAGTGTTAGTGGTGATAGCAAGGAAAGTAGGGAAATACGTAGTAGAAATAGAGATGATACAAGTGAAAGCGGAGAAAGTGGAACTTCACAAAGTGGTAGTGTCAGTTCAAGTGGAGAAAGTAGAGTAGCAAAAAGAAAGCATATGAGTGCAAAAGATATTGTGAGAAATGAAATTAACGAAAAGCGCGAAATTATATATCAACTTGAACGATTAGAATCAAAGGGTTTCAAATTACCTTTCAAGTTTAACATGAATTCTAACTTGGAAGAAATGCGTTCTGAATACAATCGTATTATTAGAGAAAAAGAGCTTGATGGTAGTGTAAGATTTCAACAAAAAATGTTATTGTCATTTGTATCAGGAACAGAATATATTAATACAAGATATGATCCATTTTCAGTTAAATTAGACGGATGGTCAGAGCAAGTTAATGAGAATATTAATGATTATGATGATATTTTTGAAGAATTACATTATAAATATAAGTCATCTGGAAAGAAAATGGCACCAGAATTAAGATTATTTATGTCTTTATCTGGAAGTGCTTTTATGTTCCATTTAACAAGCAGAATGTTTAAAGAACAACCTATGCCAGATGTAGAAAATGTATTAAAATCAGATCCTGAATTAATGAAACAATTTCAAAATGCAGCTGCTAAACAATATATGATGGGTGGTGGAGGCGGTGCTCCAAATATTGCTGCTTCAAAACCACCGCAAAGCAGCATGGGTGGAGATAGTATGGGATTATTTGGTATGGTAAGTAACTTGTTTAGTTCTTTAAATAGCGATCCTATATCATCTGAAATGCCGAGTTATCAACAAAATAATTTCAGTAATAAATCAGCAAATGATGTAGATAATATTATAAATAATGTTCATAATAATATATCAGTTGAAGATGATTTAAATAATCGCATAGAAACTCTTTCTGTCAGCGATGAAGAAATAACATCAATAATTGAAGATACTGCTGATATTCAAATATTAAAAAAATCAGGAAAAAAAGGAGCAAATACTCGTACTTTAAATATTTAAATAAGTTTATCTTTTTCCACGGACATTAGTTATTTTTTTAGCACTTTTCTTAACAAAGCTGCCTACATCTTTTACAGATTTCGCTATTCTGTCAGGAGTAGAATTTAAGGTACGCATTGGATTACGAATAGTATTTTCTACTTCTTCTTCGAATACTTCAATGCGAGATAATAAGTTGCTTAAAGTGCTTAGTAAAATTGGGATAATAATAATGGTGAATAATAAGGTTAAGAATAAGAATAAAGATATCATAGTGCCAATAGCGATGATATCTCTAGACATGTCTTCTGAACATTTACATTTTTCATTAGTTAAATATTTAACATAGTCAAATGCATAGTAGATATATACAACAAATAGTAAGAAGAATACGAAAGTTGCAATAGCTACTAATTGTACAATTACACCACCCATGCTTCTAGCAACTGATTTTAAGGAAACAAAAGCAGTTACAAAGAAGTATATTAATGCAATTATTGTGAAATTCTTTATGAAATCTTTGTTAGGATGTTCTGAACATTCACAGCCGATATTTTCTAACTTGTATAAATATGTGTATATTATTAATAATAATATAACAAATATCATTTGAATTATTAAGCTACTATAAAAAGATAGATTGTTTTCTTCCTTCATGATTTTTAACTTTTCTTGCTCTATATTATAATATAGAAATTATTTATTTTGTAAATCTAAAATATTATATATTAAAAACTTTGTAGAATTATTAAATTTTGAAATATCTATATTTTTTATTTTATTAATTATTTTAGCTGTTTTTGTTACACTCAATATATTAAATAATTGTTCTAGAAAAATATCTAGAATATGTTTATATTCCTTGTTTTCTTTTAGAATATTAATTGTATTTTCAAATAATATTTCCAATAAAACATAAATTTCATTCAACTTAAATTTTATCCATAATTTATTAAGATTATTTATATTTTTTTTCCACTTAATATAATCGCAATATAAATCATATTCATCGTTCAATAACAATATATCATTATCATAAAATGTTTTTGGAGGATTCCATTCCTCAAATTCTATGTAATTCTTCCATTTAGCTTCAATATTCTCTTGTAAAATATTTTCATCAAAAAATGTCAATATGTTTGTGTACAAGCAGTTTTCATTTAGCTTTATATATTCCCATATAATTTCAAACACGCTATTTTTATCATTTGCATTAATTATTTCTTTAATGCTTTCATATATAGTGTTTTTATTTTTTGTAGTTATTTTATTTAATAATCCAACTAATTTACGTTTCAACATTGAGTTATCGGTAAAATCAGGGATTATAATATGAAATCTATTTTTTGTTGTAACAAGTTTTTCTTTTTTATTATAATTTTTTTTAACCCATATCATTTTGGGGTCATAATATGATTTAAAACAACTATAAGTATCATTAAATTCTACTGCCTTATTTTTGATATTTTCCGGTATTTTTTCTATTTGATTATATCTATCCTGAAAATATGAAATATCTATTTTAATAATACTATCATTCATTGTATTATATAATACTATATAAATAATCTTATATAATTAAATACATAAGGCAATAATAATATATATAATAAAATGACTATTGCTATTCAAAGCATTGAATCGTTTAGTGATTTTGTAAACAAGTTGGAAGAAGTTTATAAAAATCAATTAATTTATCGTACTTTAATAGTTTATGGTAATGAAAAATATGTATCTATTTACAAATATATGTTAGAGCAAAATAATAATAGCGTATATGTTGTAAATAATAAAAAAATAGATTATGATAAACTAGATTATAGAATATTAATGATAAATGATAAAAAATTTAAAGATTTTGTAGAAAAGAATGGTAGCGACTTTTATAATTTGGTTATATATACACCATGCAGTAATAGCAATAATAAAATATAATTATCTAACAATATTTTAGATAGAAAATTAAATGGTGAAAAATTCTTTTAAAATAGAATATGTTATATTAGCTACTTTTGCGTTGATAATGTTTGTATTATTATTAAATAGTAAAAATATATGCGAAGGATTTTATAGTAATAAAAATTATAGTTTAGAATATTATTATATGGATGGTTGTGGACACTGTGACCAATTCAATAAAAGTGGAGTATGGGAACAATTAGAAAAAAATCATTCTAATAAATGTGAATTTAAGAAATACAATATGAAGGATAAGATGGATAGAGTAAAAAAATTTGATATTCAAGGATTTCCTACAATATTACTTGTAGATAAATCTAATAACAAGGATAAAATGGTAAAGGCTTTTGAAGATGCCAGAACATATACTAATTTAGAAAAATTTATTAATAATATATAAGATATTATTAAGGTATTGATATAACAATAAAAATGGGAGGTGGATTAATGCAGTTGGTTTTAACCGGGCAAATGGATCAATATATTACAACTAACCCATGTATCAATTATTATAAATATGTTTATAAAAAACATACTAACTTTGCATTAGAAAGTTATGAAACACCACCAATAAATAATTCTAATGGTGGTTTTTTTCAAAGTGTAAAAATGACATATAAAATTGAACGTCGTGCTGATTTGTTAACGAATATGTATTTATCATTTAGATTACCTAATATATATTCTTCAAATGATATGAAATTTAGATGGATAGAAAACATTGGATATAATTATATAGATCGTGTTGAACTTCTAATAGATGGTAATACTATTGAAACATTGTATAGTGATTGGATGAATATTTGGAATGAACTTACTAATAAAGATGGTATTGAATATAATAAATTAATAGGTAATGTAAAAGAATTGATAGCTCCTTATAATTTTCAATCAAAATATAAATTTGTGAATAATAAACTTAATAATAATAATTACCCAGTATCTACTATTTCAAGTTTAACACCAAGTATAAAATCGCGTGAAATACAAATACCTTTAAATTTCTGGTTTACAAGAAATCCTTCTTTAGCATTACCATTATTAAAATTAGCCAATAACGAAGTAACACTAGACGTATATACAAATCAAGGTAGCGTTGAGTCACTTTATAAAGTTTGGACAAATAAATTAAATACTTATGTTAGTAGTAGTTTCTATAATGAGCTACATACTGATACTATATCTATAAAAAACTTTATAAAAAATAAAAATCACGATGTTCAAAATAAATTACATTTAACGTATGTATTTTTGGATAGTACTGAAAGAAGTAAAATGCTTCTTGAAACAAATAGTATGGATTATATTATTGATACTGTTAAAATGTCAAAAGTCAATGTTGATAATGTATCACAATCAACGGTTACATGCGATATTAATAATGCAAATAATCATATTAAAGAAATTATATGGTTTTTAAGACGTACAGATATGATTCCAAAATATAACAATTATATTAATTATACTGGTTCATCAATATATTCTGAAAATATGCATATTATGAATAATGCTGTTATTAAATGGGCAAATGATACTAATCGTGCTGATTATAATGCAGAATATTATAATAATATTCAACCATATTATTATCACACTAATATACCAAGAACTGGTATATATTGTTATTCATTTGCTCTATTTCCAGAAAAAGTAAATACATCAGGTTCTTATAATAATTCACAAATTAAAACATCAGTAACATTTACTACAAATGATTTTACTAATGATGAAACATTCAATAAAATTCAAAATGATACAAAATATGTATTGGGTGAAAATTATAATTATGATGTCTTATATGAAGCTAATTTTTTTGTAAAAGAAATTAATGTGCTTTCTATAATAAATGGTAGCGCGCAATTAAAATTTGTTTAATTTTTTTTATTCTTTCAAAGTAGTAATA